ATATTTATATTATATAACGATTGGTACTGCGGGTCAGTCGGTTATAAGTTAAAACTAATGTTTAACAAAACTAAAATCATTTAAGGAGATTATTATGACAACACTAAAAGTAGACACGCCATTCGGCACAAGACTTTTCCCAACAGACTTATTATTTAAGAATTTTTTTGATAGAGCATCTGCATTCGAGACTAGTGTCGACAGGAAGATTAACCATCCTGTAGATATTATTTATACTGAAGATGCTTTGTTATTTGAAATTGCAGCTGTAGGATTAGCAAAGAAAGATATCGAACTTGAAGTTGAAGATGGAAACTGTTTGAAGGTTTCTTATACAAAACCAAGTATCGAATCAAATAGTTCAGACCAAGATGCAGGAGAATATATCCATAAGGGTATTGCAAAGAGGTCTTTTAATTTAGGATGGAAGATTAGTCCTAAGTTTGATTTAACAAAAATTTCAGCCTCTATGGAAAACGGTCTTTTAACAATCGAAGTACCTGTTACTCCAGAAAGTAGGCCAAAAACTATAAAAATTAAATAACTTTGAATCTATGATGTTTGCAAGTAAAAAAAGAAGCTTATTGAAAACACTTAGCTGGAGAACAATCGCCAGTTTAGACACGTTCCTCATAACTTGGTTGGTAACAGGCAGTCCAACTGCGGGTCTAACGGTTAGTGGACTAGAAATAATTACGAAAATGGTCTTATATTATTTTCACGAGCGACTTTGGGTACGAAACAAATATGGTATAGATAATAAAGTACAAAAGGTTATAGACAAAAACTAAACTGGCCCGCAGGCTAATGGTTATATGAATACAAAACACATATTTTATCATAATGGTAATGCATATTTAGTTGTTAGAGAAATCAATCAAAGCGCCATAGATCCAAATACCTATGGAATAACAAAGTCTAAATATGGTTTAACACCCGAACAGGTTGCAATGCAGATCTTAAAGCTTTGGAAAGAAGAGTGGAGGTGCGACCACGTACTTAGAAAAGGTGATAATTATCTTTTGTGCAGAACTATTAAAGATGCTGAAATCATAGAATAACGATCATTGAATCGATATTTATATATGACCGCTATTATTTATATTAGCTGCTCTTTTGGACGTGGGTTCGATTCCCACCATCTCCACTAAAATTTACTAACAACATGGGGATGACTGGTTTTGACAGAGAGATAAGGGTATAGAGAAGGTCAAACGCAATTAACTGGCGCACAAGTTGAAATGGCGATGGCTGCCTAATTAGGTACTCAAAGCAAACGGTAAAAAGAAGTCATGTCGTAAAAACTTCGGAGGTTAGAGGTAAAATATAATATGAGGGTCTTAGGTGTTCTCTCCCTCGTTATTCGCGTCTGAGACGTCGCAGATAGCTAAGAGAACCAGCTGGGTGGGAAGAAGCGGAGCTACTAAATAAAAATTAAGATATGGGAATAAATAAAAGACATTTATGGAAAATTGATGAGGTACTAGATCCTACTTCTAACTTTTGGGAAAATATAGAAGAAGATATGGAATCTTATATTGACTCTTTATCCGAGGAACAGGTAAAATCAATATCTGCAGAAAAATTTAAGGTAGATTTTACAGAGTATTTTAACAATATTGCAAATAGAACCCTATATAAGGAAATAAAGGAAGCTGAAGATATAGTGTCCAAAGTGTTATGGAGTCAGTTAACTAGTGAAGATAAAGAAGACGTGTTTCACAATGACCTAGGTTTCTTTTCAGATTGGATAGATAGTTGCCCAAAAGAGTTATTGAATAGTTATGTCAAACTACTTGGTGAAGGCAAAAGTCTAAAAGGAGCCATCGAAGAGACTCTAAATTATTCTGACTTTTTTGATGCGGCGAACCTATCGCCAAGCTCAATCAATGTCAGTTTAAATAAAAATAGACTGTCAATTTGCTCTACAAGTAAAGAGCCATTAGATAAACTAGAAAAGATATTAAAAGCATCTGGCCACGCAGCAATTTCGAAAACAGAAGAACCAATAGATCCGGACCTTATTCTTTATACCTATCACTTTTTAGTTAAAGAATAATACTTATTAGTATGAAGAAAAGAATTTTTCCACTTGTTATTGCCTTAGCAGCGCTAGCTGTATCGGGATCAGCAGCATTTTATTCTGTTTTTGGATTGAGTAAACTATTTGCCGGAGCCAGTACTCAAGTAATTATTATGGCTGGTAGTCTTGAATTTGCAAAGCTTGTTGTTGCATCTTTGTTATACCAATATTGGGATACTATAAATAAAGCGCTTAGAACCTACCTATCAATTGCATGTTTTATTTTGATAATTATTACTAGTGGTGGTATTTATGGTTTCCTATCTGGTGCTTATCAAGATACTGCAACAAAGTCTGAATTATTAGACAAATCATTAGCGATATTAGAACAAAAACAGGTAAGATTTGAAGAGACAAAAGAAGACCTTAAAATAGAAAAGGCTGGTTTAACTAAGTCTATTTCTGATTTAAGAATATCTCTTTCTAACCCAGCACAAGTACAATATATCGATAAAGAATCAGGACAACTTATTACTACAACATCAAGTTCAGCAAGAAGAGCTTTACAAGATGAATTAGCTAGAACTCTAAATGATAGAAATCAAGTTAACCTAAAATTAGAATCCATAACAGACTCTATCACAAAAACAGATATGGTAATTCTAAATGAACAAATAGGTAATGAAGAACAAAGAGAACTTGGACCATTAAAATATCTAGCAGAGACAACTGGTAAAGACATGGGACAAGTTGTTAATTGGTTTTTATTACTTATCATATTTGTATTTGATCCATTAGCTATTGCCCTAGTTGTAGCAGCTAATTTTGCATTTAGTCAATTAAAGCCAAAAGATATTGTAATGTCTGTACCAGAAGGCATGGAATTTAATAAAACATATCCAATGCCAAAATCTTGGCTTGACCCAAAAGATGAAGAGTACGACGAGTCTGAAGGCATAGAAGAAATGTTAGAAAAAGAAAAGCAAAAGAAGAAGAAATTGAAAACTTAGAGATATATAAAGAAAAAGATAAGGCATATTGGCAAAGACAATTAAAGGCTGGAAAATTAACTAGGGTACAGGTTGGACAATTAAGACAAAAAGGGTTATTATGAAAAAAGAAGAAGTAATATATAGAGTAGAATACAGAAAAGGATCCGCTTGGAACGAAAGAGAAGGCGCAGTGTATAAGTGGATGGAGTGTAAAATTTGTGGTCAAATGGCAAAGTGTGGAGAAGACGCTACCGCGGTAACTTGCCACGATTGCGTACAAGAAATGGTTGGACCTATAGAAACACCATACAAAAAATCAGACAAGCCTAGAGGCTGGACCCTTATGGCAGAATTTGTTGACAAAGACGGAAACGTCTATCACAAAGGAGTTGAAGTACCAGAATTAAAGGGTACTTTGAGCCCAACAGAAACAGAAGAAAGAAAAAAATCAAAAAGAATGACTAAGTCAGAGAAAGATAAACTTATGACTGTAGCAGCTCTTCAGTTACACGCGTTAAAGAAACAGCTAGAGAAAACTAGGTGGAAAAAAGATAAGAAGCCTATTTTAAGTCAGATAAAGTTTCATTCAAAGGTTGCATCTGCAAAATTTCCTAGAAACTTTGACCGAGAAGATTATCTTAAAAAATATCAAAAATAATTTTACCGTTTGAAAAATTTTTATTATATTATATCAATATGAAAGGATTACTAGAAGAATTTATAGTTGCCTTTATAGTTTTAGTTGCAGCAACAATAACTATAGGAACAATCCTTTTGATACTAATACTAATTTTACCAATAAGATATTTGGAGAAATTTTTAAAATGGATAAAGAATACGATTTTTTAATTTACAAAAGAGGTAATGATACTAAAGAAGCAAAGTCTATAGAATTGAAATTACCAAACGAAATGACTTGTAAAGAATTCAAAACTATTTGTATTAGAATGGCCCACGCATTAGGTTATCATGAATCATCTGTAAGAGAAGCCTTTGGTCAAATTGAAGATACAAATAAAGAAAAAGACAAAAAACAATTAACACTATTATTTGATTAGTTATGGAATATATAGAACAAAAAACCCACGTATTAGAAAGAGTGCCTCCTGGAGATAGATGGAAGCCTGTTGGTAGAACAGACATTGTATTTGAATCCCTAACAGATGGGCTGGAATGGTGCTTTCAAGAGACTGGATGTAGAGACTACTACTTGGCAGCTTTTGACGGAAAGGCATATTCTATAGATAAGGTAGAAAAGAAACCTGAACCTGTAAGAACATTTAATCTTTATGGAGAATAAGTTATGAATTTAACAGAACATCAATTATTAGAAAACTGGAATAATATACTATCAAAGATTGATAAGAATTTTGATGGTGAACGAAAACGAGCTCTTTTAGAAATGTACAATGGTTTTGCCAATCGCATGATGTTAGCTCCAGCCTCTGGCATAGAACACTTTCACAATTGTTTTGCTGGTGGATACGTTGACCATGTATTAAGAGTTATGGATTGTTCTGAACAATTGTACGATCTTTGGTCTAGTATGGGAGCTGACATGAGCAATTACACCAAAGAAGAACTTATGTTTTGTGCCCTAAACCATGACCTTGGAAAAGTTGGTGACAATAAAAACGAATATTATGTACCTAATCCAAGTGAGTGGCACAGAAAGAATCAAGGTAAAATATATGACCCGAATCCAAATATTCAACACATGACAGTACCTCATAGAAGTATATGGCTATTGTCTAATTATGGAATTACTTTCTCTCAAAATGAAATGATAGGAATACTTACCCACGACGGAGTTTATGATTCTGCAAACGATTCTTATCTTAAACCTTGGGGAAAAGAAAAAGCTTTATGGAATAATTTACCGATTGTATTGCACCATGCAGATCACATGGCTTCTAGAATAGAATATGAAAATTGGAAAAATAAAGATAAAGTAAAAACGGCATTTAGTAATAATCCAAAGCCGTACACTAAGAAATCTAAACTATCAA